CTAAACCTTTAGATTTTTTCTTTTCCATATAATATAATTTGTAGTTTGCAATCGCCCCGTAGAGCGACTGCATCTACAGTTAGATTAATTTAATCTTTTTTCAATATTGGAGTAAATCTCCATGCCTTCGTCAGTTTTAAACCATTGAGCTAATGCTGAGTAAGGATGTTCTTCAAAAGGAATTGTCATAAGCTTTCTATCATTAGAAGCCCATAAGAAATTTCTTCTGTCTGAAGATAATCTTAATAAACCTGCTTCAACAGCTTTGATACCAAAGTTTCTAAGCATTACATTTTCATCAGCAACTAACTCTAAGAATAACTCAGGGTTTTTCTTAGCGTATACTAATAAATCTCGTTTAAGTTCTTTAGAGCTCATCTCTGATACTTTAGAACCCATTTCTACTCTCATAACAGCTTCAGCTGTATCAATATCAAGATTTCTAGCTGCCATCAAAGCATCAACTTCTAATTCTAGAACTTCAACTTCGTTTCTAGCTATTTCTTTTGGCTTGTGCTCAAAAAATACTTTATCTTTATGTGGATGATATAGAGATAATAATTTCTGTAAAACAGTTTTGTTTTTTGGAACATATAATTGTCCATTTTCAAAAATAATATGCTCTAGTCTTTGATCACCAACCATTTCATCTACAAAACACGTTCTTTGATTAGACGTATATTTTAACTCTCTTTCATATCCTTTTTCTTCGTCAAACCAAAATATACTACTACCTCTTATTAAATAAGTCAGTGGTGACTTGTTGTCTGTCAAGAAATACATTCTATCTTTTATCTCCCAACCGTCAATTATTTTTTTTGAAGGTTCTTTTCTTGTTTTTTGTTTTGGTTTTTCTACAATTGGAGCGGCTTGAACCGCTATTTCTTCTTGAATTTGAGGTTGTTCTACCTCTACTTTTTTCTTCTTTGCCATAATATAATATATAATAAAATTAATAAAAATAAAAGGCCGAGGCCGAAGCCCCGGTCTTTTAAAAATTGTTTTAGTTCATCAACATAAAGTTGTTAGCACCTTGAGTAACTAAACATCTTTCAGATAAATAGTGTACTTTCATTGCGTCAACACCATCTGTAGCAGCGCCAACAGAACCAGTAACCCAAGTCTTCATTTTTCTAGACTCAGTTTCTGAAGCTCTATAACGCACGTGTAAGAATGGTCGTTTCATGTTTTTACCTAATTGCTCATCATAAACTGAAGATACACCAGCAGGAACAACAACCCCTCTAATGTTAGTAACAGTGTCATTCAAAGCGCCTCTAGCACCTTTGTCATTTAAGTATTTCATGTCTGATTTGTAGAAATCATAAGAACCTCTACGGAATCCTGAGAAACCTAAATTTAAAGCCATGTCTTCTGAGTTGTCAAATACCCCGTAAGAAGTACCACCAGCTCCGTAAGAATTCATTGAAGCTAACATATCGTCGATAGCTAAAGAAGTTGATCGATTAACAAACATCATGTTTTCTTCAATAGCACCATTTTGATCAAATACAGCTAAAATAGCATCGAATTCAGCTAAATCAGTAGCAGCATTTACACCAGTAATACCAGTAGTTTGGTGACCTCTGTTTGTAATAGCTTGGAATAAACCTTCTGTACCATCACTAGTACCTTGGTCAGTACCACCAATTGCACCAGCACCAGCAACAGCCGTTTCAGCCTCTAACATAGTCATCTCTAAGTAATCAGCAAAACGAGCTCTAGTGTCTCCTTCAGCTTTTAAATACCATAAGTAACCGTTTTGACCTTCTTCACCAGATACCTCAACCCAACCAATCGCTCCAGCATCCGAACCGTTTACTTGGTAAAAGTCTCTCATAATAATGTGCTTATTTTGGTGGGATTTGAATTTAGGAGAGTTTGCAGAAGTTCTTGCAGAAGATCCTTTTTCAAATTCAGAACCAATAACTAAGATTCTTACAGCACCAGCTGTAGTATCAGTAGATCCTAAAGCTGTAGTCATATCAGCAGCACCATAAGCAATAACTCTAATTTGATCAGTATCATCACCATCTGGATCGATATGAGAAACATATCCTCTAGCTGTTTTATCAGCTACAGACATAAGAACCATATCACCAACTCTAATACCATGATCTGCACCAACAGAGTTACCATCCATGTCGTTGATAATAGTATAATCAGTATTGTTATCATCATATTCAGCTGTATAAGCTAAATGTAATCTACCTTGCTCTGACCATAAAACCCTGTCAGCAGAAGAAGCTTCTTCAGCTCCAACTTGAGCTAAGAAACCTGAAATTGTTCTTTTACCATAAACCTCCGCTTCTTTTTCTAGAAGATCTGGTAAATATTGTTGAGCCCACGATCCAGCAGCAGACGTAAAGTCTACATAGTTTTGAGCCAACGTGTGTTTTCTTGGAGCGGCATCTATACCGTTCGCACTTGAAATTGCCATAATTTTTTAAATTTTAAATTGTTATTTATTTTTGTTTTTAATTTTTAACTTAAAATCAGAAGAGTTATCACCTAACACTTTAAACTTCATACCACCTGCTTCAATTTTTCCATGACTTTGTCTTGGATTCATATCTACATTTTTGGCTTTAGCAACACTATCTTTCATAGCATCAGCTTTTCCTTGTTCGTAAAAGTGTTTTGCAACAGCATCTGCGTTCATTGCTGTATATAGAGATTTATGATAACCCTTAGCGTCTGACATTTCATTATTTTTATTCAAAAACTTTTTGACAAAATTGTTAATGTCGCTTTGAGTATCTTTAACCTCACTAGCGTTGTTTACGTTAAATCTGTACTTCTTGTCCCCGACATTATATTCAAAACCTTTGAACTTATCGTTAAAAACATTTTCAGTTTTATTTAAGAAAGTAGACTTTTGTTTTTCTGCTGTTTTTTTAGTCGCTTCTGACTCCTTGTTGTATCTATTAAAGAAATCAATTGCTTTTTGTTGTTCACTCGTAAGTTTCGAACCAGCTTTGATTTCATTATAGTATTTAGACTTTTGCCCGTCTAGGTGGCTTTTAGCGCTGGCAACTTGCTCTTTAAGCGCTAATTTCTTTCTACGTATATCTCTATCTTCGTCTACATCTTCGTCGTAAGAGAACATATCTTCCATAAGGAAGTTAATTTCTTCTGTATTTAAATGAGGTTTTGTTTGCTTGTAATATTCATATAGTAAGTCTTTATCTTCTAATTTACTGTAATCTTGATTAAGCTTTACATAGTCATTTAAATCTCCACCAGTGTCTTCCATAAAGTCCATTAACTTTTGGATATTCTCTGGTAACGGTTTACCGGTTTCTAAGTTTTCTTTAATAGCTTCTTCTGCTTCGGTAGCTATTTCTTCAACTTGCTCTTCAACTTCTTCTTCAGTAATTTCTTCTAATACTGGAGTTTCTTGTGTTTCAGCTTCCGGCTGTATTTCTTCTTGTTTTTCTGTGGCGTCGGCATTTTCAGACTCTGCAACCACTCCGCTGTCGTCAGCGTTATCTTCTTTAGTTTCATTTTCTTCTACTGGTATTGGTGGTTTACTTAAATCTACCTTTATAACGCTATCGTCGCTAGCAGATTCAAATTTACTTTCATCAACTTGACTAGTCGATTCTTGTGTAGTCTCTTCGACTACGTTTTCATCTTTTTCTTCCATAATATAATATAATAATAATTAATAAATTCTAACTAGGGTCAAACGCTCCTAAATCAAATCCTCCACCTAGTATATCATTACCTGCGGACTCAAAGTTTTTAGGTGGTTTTCCACTATTTCTTTGCTCAATCATTTCTGATTGCTGTGTAGCTTGTATCTTTGTTCTTTCGTCTTTACGATCTTCTTTCTGTTTTTCTCTGTCTTTCATTCCATCAACTTCAACCCCTTTAAGCTGCATGTTGTATTGGAACTCTAAAGCCATTAGTTCTTTTTTCATCTCCACTTCTTGTTGCATTTTTTGAGTATCCATTTGAGCTTCCATTTGCATTAATTCAACTTTACCCGCATTTAATGCTTGGTTCTTTTGAACTTCAGCTTGAGCAGCAGCTTGAGCAGCCTGAGCGTTAGACTGAGTTTGAGCTTGGATATTTTCTAATTGTAGCTGACGATCTCTTTCTTGCTTTTTCTGTCTACGTATTTTAAGAAGTTGGTTTGCTAACTTGATATTTTTTATTTCCCTAAGATCAATAGCGTCAGCAAGTTCTATCACTTGTTGTTGTATTGCCATTTGAATATTGTTCTCTAACAATCCTCTTTCTTCTTCGTCGGGTTGCAATTCTATAAATACACCAAAATCATAAAGATGTAATTCAGATATTTCTTCTAACGTAGCTACATTATGAACTCCAATCGCTTGTATAAAAGCGTCTTTCGTTGGTGAGTATTCTATTACGTCTGATATTCTAAGCGATAAGCACTCGCAAGTTTCAGCTGTTAAATATAAACCAGCTTGTAATATATGCCTTGTAGCTGTATTAGAATTAGCAGCAGCAAGCTTTTGTACTCCAACTAACGCATTTTTATCTGGCATACTACCGTCTCTAGCTTCATTAAGCCCAGTTACATCTCTTATCATTTGCAAGTAATAATTATACGTACTAATTAGCGCTTGCATTTTATTACCACCACTACCCGATGTTATTTCTTGAATAGGTACTTTCCCTGGATTTATATCACCATCAGCCGTAAAACTTCTACCAATAACAGATCCTGTCTGGAAGAACATATTTAAAGCTTCTTGTGGGTTATAATTAGTTCCGTTACCCAAATCAATCTCAGCTAAACCATCAGCGTCTAAATAAACTCCATCTGGTGTTAATCTAGACATCACTTGTTGTAATTTTAAATGTGTCAACTGAATCATATCAGCAAAACCAGTAATGCGCTTTACCAAAGAATCAATTTTTCCATTGTACATTCTAGGAGCAACAATAGCGTAATTCATTTTAACTTTAGTAAAATCACTCTTAGGTCGCATCATGTTTTTAGACATTTCCCACTTAAGCAGTTTGTCAGTACCAAGAATCATGGCTCCCTCGTATAAACACTCTATAGATCGTTGTAATTTTGAATAACCACCCTCCATATTTTCCGGTGGATTAAACTTATCGTCTTTAGGTATAATTTTATCAGCACCACTACCAGTTTCTTTTACTTTATAAACCTCGTTCATGTAAGTTTTATAATTAAAGTATAAAACCTGAATAGTGTTATTGTCTTCTTTGTCTATAGAGAATCTAGTTGTATTGTTATTTCTATTAAAAGATTTGTTTTTCATTATATCTTCAAGATCACTTTCTGATAAATGAGGAAATTGTTTTGCTAGTTCATTTACTGGAATTGATTTAACCTCACCAACATAGTAAATGTCTTCAAAATAAGGAGAATCTGTATAAGAGTACACAAGGTTCGCTGGATCAACATAGTCAATCACAACGCCTTCTGAAGTAGTAAAACCTGTTTTAACAGCGCCTATACCAAGAACAGTCAAATCATAATAAAACCTTTTCTTTATTGATTCGTAATTGTTACCTTCAAACAGAACATTTAAAGCTTGTTCTTCAGCTAACTCTATAGACTGCTTATAGGTTAACTGCATATGTAGTTGTAATTCTTCAGGTGATTCTGGTAATTCTCCCTCTGTATCTCTAGTATTTATATCATAATTGCCCTCCATTTCAGCATCAAAAGCCCGCATCTCCATATCTTTCAATGTAGATTCCATGTACTCAGTTCTTTTATTAACTCCAAAAGGATCTTGAGAATATGCTTTTATATCGTACATTCTATCAGTCATTCCGTTCACGACAATATCTACAAATTTAGAAATAATTGGAACAGGCGTCCAATCTAAATTTAAATAGGATAAATCGCCATTAATTGACAACTCATCCTTATATTTTTGTATAGATTGCTCGCCTCTAGCGTACAATCTTAAATTATGAAAATTATTGTGATTAGACCTGTATCTATTAGAACTCCTGTCGCTGTTGAACCACTCTTGCTCTATTGCCTTACCTACCTTCAAACCATAATCATAACTTAGCTTTTCAGCATCACTTACTGTTTGACTCGGGAAATAACTTTTAATGCCAGACTCTGCCATATTTATTATTTGATTATTTGTGAATTACTTCCAGTATTACTGTACTTGGAAATGTTTATATTTAGTTTAGGTTTTTCAACCTTTGCGTTTGGTCTATATAAATGCCTGTTATTCGCCATTATAGCTAATCCAGAGCTTATAGACGCATCGTATTTTGTTCTTTTATTTATATCGAACTTACTCCAATCATTTAACAAAGCGTTAAAGTAAAGATCTCCAAATGTTCCATCTTGCTTCATACCAACATGATCTTGAATATACATTTCAATTGCTGCGGCATGAGCTTGTTTTATGTCTTCGCTAGAGTTTGGTATACCACCTACTTCTTTTTCTGCTACAGATAGTTTGTTCCATATCTTATCAGGTCGATTCATACTAAACCCTCTGTATCCTCTACGTCTCAAATAATACAAGAGACGAGGTTTATTGTTCTCTGCGAGTATAGGCATCCCATAGAAAACTAAAGCCATTAGAACGTCCTCAAAGAAGATCTCTGCCGTAGGTGGTCTTGATAAGTATTCTAAAAAGAAACTGTTCGCAGGAGCGTCCTCCATACTAAACCTGGTTAAGCCGTGTAAAGCTCCTTTA